CTCCCCCCTGTTAAACCGGTGTCTAAGGACGTTAAAATCTACGAAAAACCAGCTTTTTGTAAAAATCAATATAGACGCACATGCGTCCAGGTTTGTTTAGGTTGTAACGTTCCCGGGGTAGCACTCCCCCAAGTCGATAACAGAAACCCTCCCAGCGCTTTATGTGGTGTGTGCCATAGGTTCATCAGTGACACTCCCGTTCCGGATCAAATGCTACTTGCAGAATTTAGGTTGTTCGTTCTCAAGTGGTGTAAGGCAAATTTAGAACCCCTACAACCAATAACAGATACAACTTTCGAAGGGTGGTTGACTAACTGTAAATATCCTGGTTGGCGAAAGGATGAGCTCCGCGACTTGTATATTAAGAGAGCTTGTTCATTTACCAAAAAAGATTTTAAAGTTAAGTCATTCATCAAAGACGAACCCTATCTCGACTTTAAACACGCGAGAGGAATCAATTCGCGGTCCGACATGTTTAAAATATTAGTCGCAGGTATTTTTCGTCTTGTGGAGAAGGAAGTATTCAGTAACCATTGTTTCATCAAGAAGGTGCCAATCAAAGACCGTCCCGGTTACGTGCGTGAGCTATTGTATTCAGCTTCAGCACGATACGGAGCGAGTGATCATACGAGCTTTGAGGCACATGTGAAGGGTGAGATGATGGCGAATTGTGAGTTTGTTGTGTACGATTACATGACTAAGTACCTGCCAGAACACGGCGAATTTATGGATCTTGTAAGGCGAGCTATAGGTGGAGAGCAAACCTGCGATTTTCAGTGGTTCAGCGTGCAATGTGGTGCCAGACGTATGTCTGGTGAAATGTGTACTAGTCTTGGAAACGGACTAACAAACCTGTTATCGATCCTCTTCTTATTTGACAAGCTCAAAAGGGAGGATGTTCGTGTTGTGGTTGAAGGAGACGATTCATTGTTCTCCTACACTGGTCAATGTCCCACGGCTGGCGATTTTCTGAAGCTCGGTTTCACTTTGAAACTTGAGCATCATGAGAGTCTTTCGGAAGCCAGTTTTTGTGGTATGATATTTGACATTAAAGACGAAGTGAATATTAGCGATCCTCATGAGGCCTTGGCATCTTTCGGTTGGGCTGGCTCCTCTTATAGTCGCTTTCGTAAAGGCAAACTGCTTTGCCTACTTCGTTGTAAAGCCCTGTCATATGCACACCAATACCCTGGTTGTCCCATAATTAATGCTTTGGCACGTTATGGGTTGCGCGCAACCAGGAGTTATGACGTTCGAGGGTTTATTGAAAAGAACCGCTCTTTTTCAATGTGGGAGCGGGAACAATATCGTAGCGCAGCAGAAGACCGAATTCCACAACGTGATGTCCCTTTCAACACCCGGTTGCTCGTTGAAAAGATGTATGGCATCAGCGTTGAATTGCAGATCCGAGTAGAGAACTATCTTGATTCATTAAATCAGTTGCAAGAGCTACGTGGTCCTGTCCTCGACCTCAAATTTCCTAGATCCTGGGAGGTTTACTACGAGAGGTACAACTACAGCTGTTTTGAATATCGAGAAGTGGATAATCCTCCGACTGCATGGCGCACCCGGCTTCTTCCGTTTAGCCAGGTATGTGCCTCTTCGTTCAACTCTAC